ATCGGTATGACAGAGGCAGAATTAAAAGAGATATATTTAAAGAAGTTAAAAACTTGTAGGGTTGGGTTTTCTCCCAAACAAAAATATAATGGTTGGTCAGTTGCTACAACAGATGGTATGATGGTTGGTTGTCCTTTTATAATGTTTGATGATGATTATTACCATGAGTTAAATCCTACTGCCGACTTTTTTGGTAGTTATGAGGAATCAATAGATTTACTTGAAAAGTATTTAGACGACAACGAATATCGTAATCAAAAAGCTAAAGATGGGTTAGAAGAGTGTAAAAAATCTTTGTTGTGGTCTAATAATGTAAAACGATTATCAGATGATATTGATGAGGTCGTTAACTCAGTAAAACCTGCACAAACTAATAAAGATGGTTACAAGAAAGTAATTGGTAGGATTAAAGAGAAACAAGACGAGTATGGACATTGTACCAAAAAACAATTAATAAGGCAGATGTGGGGTAATGGTATTAAGTTTGCTCCTTATCGTAAAGCTTTGAGAGATGATAAAAATATCAGAGAAAAATATGGAAGGATTTCAACATATGCTTGGAAAACTGAAGAAGAATGGGCAGAATACGATAAAGGTTTGGAAAAAAACAAAAAATAATACTTGACACATATACTGTTTTATGTGTATATTAATAATAACACTAAGAAGACGCCGTAATATTACATAGTCTTGGGTGTTAATAATCAATAATCCTATTAAAGTCCTGATTAGTGGGGCGAAAATAGAATAACATAGGAGAATATTATGAACGCTTCGAGTCATACATATCTAAATCAACATAGTAAAAACGAGTCACAACCAGTAAAGATAACTTGGAAAGGTTGGAGAGGTGAAGGTAAAGTAGCTTACACTAAAAACACAGCCACCAGAGAGTTAATTAATAATGTCTTAACCGATGAAACCACTTATTCAGGTAAAGTAAGTGTACAAGTGGTTTTTGATACAGATAAACGAGAGGTCACAGTAACCGATGATTTTATTGGTTTTTTTAATCCAACACAATCATTACCAAATGCTATGAATCTTGGTATGTCATATAAAACACCAGCGATACTTAGTGCACATGGTCGTGGAATGAAAACTGCTGTTAATTGGTGGACAGGTGGTAATCCACATGAAGGTTGGTTAGAATATATCAGAACATCAAATGATGGTTCTGATTTTTTTGATTTAACACCTGATTTGAATAACGAATTTGCTTCTTTTTACACAAAAAAATCAAAACCAATTCTGTGGTATGATTTGAATACTAAGGATTGGGTGGCAAAGGAACAAACAGGAACACAGATAAAAATGAAAGTTCCAATGAAAAATTTGGGAGAGAGAGTTAATTGGTACACTAACTTAGTCGCATCTTTAGAAGCTTCTTACCATTTGTATTTAGGAGAACAACTTGACATAGATATTATATGGTTAAAGAACGATGAACTTCATGATAATTGGGAATTAAAGAAAAGAGATATTATTTTTTCTGGAACCAAAGCGATACAAGAAGGTAGAACAAATCCATCTACTGGTTTACCCTTTGAAATGTTATATAAGGCAACAAATAATGATGAATTCAACTTAGGTCCTAACACCTATGAGATTGCTGGTACATATAAACATAATGATTATGTTGAGAAAAAATCCGATAGGACTGGTATTGAGATAGACTATGAAATTGGATACTTACCACATAATAAAGCTATGTATCAGTATTTTGAACACTCAGGTGATAATAAGTACGATTCTGAAAGCGAAGAGTATAAACAAAATCCTTTTAGATATAAATCAGAGTTTGTTGGTTTAAGTTACACTATTATGGGTGTTCCAATTAAATTTGGTAATTATAAAGCTAGTTCTCGTTCTGAAGCTTTGTTTGGTACTTTGGAGATAAGAAGAGGTATTGAAACAACTGCTACAAAAGATGATATAGTAATGTCAGAATCAGTTGAAAGATTTGAAAAAGATTTTGCTGATTTTTTGAGAGATGAGAAATTATATGTAAGATCCTCTAATCGTAACCTTAGTATTAGTGAAGCTGATATGGAAGAAAAACTTCTTGAAAGATTGAAAGATTCTTCTAAGTTGAGAAAGTATTTGTCAATTAATACGAGAGATTTTGACTCTCAATATGCTTTACACTCAGGTTATCCTGACATAGTTCCAATGGACTTAGACGCAAACAAACCAACTGATACTATTATTGAAATAAAAAAAGAAAGTACAGTAGGTCGAATGTGGAAAGCTATTGTTCAAGGTCAAGCATACGCATATGAGACAGGATTAAGGAGAATATTAATCGTGTCTATGGATCCTCAACTACCATCTGATGTGCAAACTAAGGTGGATATATTAAATCAAAATGGATGGAAGATTCGTTACGAGTCTTACTTCAAACTTACGGAGTTATAAAATGAAAGAGTTATCACCAGAACAAATACAAGAAAATTGGGGTAAACTCATACAACTAATCAACGACAACTTCTCTGGCGAAAGGCTGGAGAAGTTGTTGAAGATGTATGATTACTTTGAAGAAAGAATGTGTCTTGCACCAGCAAGTGGAAAAGAACACTTTCACAATGCTCACGCCGGTGGGTATGTGGAACATGTTTTACACATTACTGATTTAGTCGTTCAGATATATGACCTTTGGGGTAAGAATGGTGCGACCATTGATAATTTTGATAAAGAAGAGTTAATATTTGCTGCTCTTCATCACGACTTAGGTAAAGTTGGTGATTTATCAGAGGACTACTACACACCAAACGATTCGGACTGGCATAGAAAAAATCAAGGGTTGATTTACAAACACAATGGTAAGTTGCAATACATGACAGTAACAGATAGAGCTATTTGGTTGTTACAACACTTTGGTATTCCTATGACAGAAAATGAGTATCTTGGATTAAGATTGACCGATGGATTATATGAAGAAGCTAATAAAGGTTATTACATTAGTTATTCTAAAGACCGACAACTCAAAACAAACATACCTTATATATTACATCAGGCAGATATGATGGCGAGTAAGATTGAAAACGATGAATGGGCAAGAGGTGACCATGATATCAAGGTAGAGAAAGAAGAAGAGGTAAAGAAGAAGTCACAACAATCCGCAGCTGCGAATCAGGCATTCAAAGACCTGTTCGGAGAATAATGTATTTAGATTATTTCGACAAGTTTAAAAACCAAGAGCCATATCTTCACATCGATGAAAAAGAATGGACTTACATAAAAGATACATTTGATAAAGATGATGTAAAGGAATCTCTGGCAACTGTCGCTATGACATATCCAATGCCAACAGCGGAGATGACCGAAGAAGATTGTCGTAAAGACTTTGATAAATTAAAGGGAACTTGGGTTCACGATATTTTAAGAGAAGGTGAGTGGTTTGCTCGTTCTGAGGAAGGATACGAATGGCCTTTACATTATAAAGGTTCACAATGGTATTTCGCCAGAAATAACATTGGTAATAAAGCCAGTAATTATTTTCAACAAGAAAATCGTTGGTCAGTTGAATCAAGCTCCTATCCAGGTCCTAAAAGAACTTGGGAAACATTTGACTTTATGAAAAGTTTAATGGGTGCTGCGTATTCACTTAAATTAAGTAAAATAGATAGGTCAAACCTTAGAGTGATGATTGGACTTCGTAAATATATTTGTAGTCAGTTCAAACCAAATGTCGCAAAAGCCATGTATGATTATTTCAATGTAAAGAATGTGTTGGATTTTTCAATGGGTTGGGGTGATAGGTTGGCTGGTTTTTATGCCAGTATGAATACCGAATTGTATGTTGGGATAGATCCTAGAAAAGAGAACCATCCTATTTATGAACAACAAGCAAGATATTACGATACTCGATTAACATTCTTTGAAAAGGAAAAAACCACTAAATTTCATTGTGATGCGGCAGAAGACTTTAACTTTGATGAATACTGTGATACTTTTGACATTATATTTACATCACCACCTTATTTTAATATAGAGAGATATGGTAACGATGATAATCAAAGTTGGGTTAGATATAAAGACATAGATAGTTGGAACTATCAGTTTCTACAGAAATCTCTTGACAGTATGATACCGACATTAAAATCTGGTGGTAAATTATGCGTGAATATATCGGATGTAAATGCAAAAACAAAGGGTGGTGCACAATATTTAAAAATATGTGACCCGATGAATGAGTTTCTTGATGAATACAGAGACATGGAATACATAGGTTGTATTGGAATGGAGATGGCTAAAAGACCAAATAGTGGTGGTGCGGGAACTGCAAAGGATAACAACCAGTTCAAAGAGAAAACCTTAGAGATGGTAGAAAAAAATAAAGATAAGATATTTTGTGAACCAATTTGGATATGGGAAAAGAAATAATTTGTATATTCCATGTGAGAAAATATAGCGAAGTCAAAATAAAGGTATATTTATAGTTATGAACCAACATGACAGAAAACAGTTAGAAATAGCACATCTTAAATTGGATGATATGAGACAAGACCTTGTTGATTTAAAAAACGACATGGAAAAGGCTCACCAAAAAACAGATGAATCATTAAGTTTTATAAAAGAAAACCTATTTAATCCACATGAGGGATTATGGGCTGAAACAAAAGAGAATACAAGATTTAGAGAAAATTCACAAAAGTGGAGAGGTATTATCGGAGTAGGTTTTATAGGTTTGGTTATTGAGAAGGTTTGGTCAATATTCACATAGATAAACAAAAAGTCTTAGAAAAATTAGAAGAATGGATGGATTGGTTGGAAACACCAAACGATGACTTTGGTGGTTTTCCTGTTTGTCCATTTCTAGCGCCTGAACGAAAGACAAATAAATTATTGATTGAGTTTTACAATCCTGAAGAGGGTTCTATCTTTGAGTCAATAAAAAAGTTTGATAAGGACGACAACTTCACCACGGCCATGTATCTACACACAGATTATCATGGGAATTATACAGTAGTCAACTACCAGAATTTTATCAATGAAAGTTTAGAAAAAATAAATTTGGGACATTTAAAAGCTGTCTGTTTCAATCCATATGATAAAAGAAAGACGAATGGAGTATTGACACGAAAAAATGCTCCTTGTTTTATAACGAGTATTGCGACTAGAAAAGCTTTGGGCTCAGCATATAAGAAACTAAAAGATACAAAATATTGGAAAAAAAATCGAGAAAATGCTTGACCCGTATTTATATTTAGAGTTAAATTTAGATATAAGGAGTCAAAAATGAATTCACTAACAAAAAAAGAAATAAAAGAGTTGAAAAGAAAAATAGCTCTTCCTACTGTTAGAAAAGGTCCCAAAGGTGCAATCGCACCACCCAAACTTACGGAAAAGGAATTCAACTTTCTTGTCTTTGTTATGTTAAAACCTATGAGAGAATCAAACCTAGCAAAGTCTGGTGGGGGTATAAAAAAGAATTGGAATAAGATGTCCAAAGCTGAAAGAGCTGAAGAGGTGCAAAGGTCAAGGTTGAAACGAGGAGAGGGAACTACTGGTTCAAGGGAAATGAATGTCTAACAAAGAGAAATATAAAAAAGAGATAAAAGACCTCAGAGATTTGTTGAATGATAACGAGTATACAAGAACCTTACCGACTGGTTATCATCAGTTTCTATCTGAAATGCAC